AATATATATAATACACACTATATATAGGCATATATGTAGATATAAAACACTGTATATATGAGCCATAGCCCCTTATTGCAAATCCTCGTAGGAGGAAATTGGCGCCTTTTACACAAAAATCTTGTATTTATGTAAACCAAAACCTTGTGGATTTTAGACCTACCAATCCCCAAAATCCCTAGTAAAATCAAGGGGTTCCGTGATTTGTACACATGGCCAGAAGGACATTACTGTACTAACAAACTACTGTATAAGCCTATCGTCTCAGTGCTGGCAATTATGGGAAATTCCCACGATACTGGCCTACATCTGTGTTTTTCCTATATATACGGAAAACAATACAAATACCTAGGAAAAGCACTTTTAGCGATATATATACCCTATATATACTACGGTCAGTAGATATCCTTACGAACATCTGTTTGCTATCGTCCGCCCTAGCCAACTATTTCTATCCTCTTATTGTCGGCTTATACAGTATTAACTTTTCGACCCTTACGGGCTCCACTTAAGGAATGTACACTTACCTCCCTTACTCCCCACATAATGAGTAGGTGCACTCAGCGGAATACGAGTCATTGGGCATATATCCTCCTCCAACCTCTGTTTAACAGCTATCCCAATATTGACTAGCCCCCTCGTCAGGTACTTATCGGATACTGCTATATACAGCCCATGCTATATATAGGCTCATCCATTCCCTGGCGTGTTCTATTCCGTCCTCGCTAAACACTACCCAGAACTATACCCATCCGTATATCTATAGGCTATTACACAGTTCTGTTTGACCCCTCCGTGGGTTGACGCTTCTAACGCCCCCATATCTCCATCCCAAGGTGTATTCTCACGACTTCGAACTCTGAGGTAGCAAGGTCAGTTCACAAATTTCAATGTGCGTAGTGGGCGGGATAAGTGCATAAATATCACATATCCTGTTCACTGTCAATATTATAGCATAAGTAGGCAACCCTGGTCTACCGAAATCGAAAGAAATTTTGTTCGAGAGTATATGCCTATAAATACACTATATATATAGAAGAAACACATTCACCAAACCGTCCTACCAGGTTAAAGAAAGCTGATATTCAGTGCCCAGAACCCCTCTACCAGGTTAGCATAACCTTGGCGCACTATATAGAATGGCAAGCTTACTGCCCAGGAAGGTCGGCAAGTCGGCCGATTTATTGGCCTATGCCTGCCAGGTTAACGCCTTGAGCCCAATAACCAGGTTCCGCTGCCGTGTCAATTGGCGTGGGCTGGCAAACAGGCCGATATAAAGGCCTATGCCCGCTGAGGCTAGCGCCGGGATTTGGACTTGAAAAGAACAAATGTTCGATAGCACTCGAACTCGATGAGTGCTAACAAAATGGGATATGCTCTGTGACGCAACAGATGGACGTATAACGCGTACTAGAAAAATGTAGTACATTTTATAGTGTAATATTTTAAAGCATAGCTTACAACGCAACAGAGGACGCAAAAACGAGCTATTTTTTAACAGTAAAAAAGCATAAAAAGAGTATATCTGAAGATATACTCTGTTGATAACTTGTGGATAACTTATCCACGTTTTAGTGCTTACTGTTGATAACTACTAAAACAATAAACGTAATAATATCAATAGATAAAATTATCTTTAAGTATACTGGAATAGCTTGAAATAGTTCTAGCATAGTATGATATCCTCTTTCCTTTTTTGTTATGGGGGGATATCTTATGATATCCCCCGTTTGTTGTTGTCTTATTTCTTTATGCTCTCTTTGTATACTTCTTTCAGTTCCTTAAGTACTGAAGAAAAAGCACTTTTTTCAACTATGTACATATAGCACAAGTTCCATGTGTTCTCTGTTTTCTTCTTCTGTACTTTGTCGCTTTCTTTAAGTTCGATGTTAGTCCATATAGCATAGCTGTTTGACGTTTTACTTTCAATAGTTCCCCAGACTTCCCAAACTCTTTTCCTGTCGACTCCGTCTTGTTTTCCACAATAGCATGCTCCTTTTTTTCTTTCAATTGGAGTTAGTCCCATTTTTATAATACTTTCCTTTGTAAGTACAATTTCTTTAAATGCTTTTGTCTTTCCCATCTTTTTTTTCTCCTTTTTCTATTTTGATGAAATTTTTTTGCAACATGTGCGTTGCTCTTTACAGTATTAATAATATCATATATTTAGTTATGTGTCAATTATTTTTTAAACGTATTGCCGTCCCATTTATGGGACAACTTGTCACGTGGGGAGGAGCTTTCGTTCCCATACCGGGCGAGCCACGCCCACACAACCACCGTATATTTTCTTATTATATGTGCGGTCGATAATAGTAATTTTGTTTATTTCTATAATAGACATAATTGCTATTTTGTAACTCAATTTTTTACCGGTGGGTATTTGCTCTTATAGGTGCGGCTTGACAGCTATAATTTAATGTGTTATATAATATTTCCTATAAAGGAGGTTATATATGTCAATTAGACTTCGTAATCTAGCTTCAACACTTCAAAAAGGGTTGAATTATCACGGACAAAATATAACTATATATACTACTCAGCATATTATGCCCGGTCATGGTCATTCAGTAATCAATCAGTATCATATAAAGAGGGGTTATTTAAGGGAAGGTTCTAAGTACTATAAGTATGAGGAACTCTTTGCTTCTTATAAGTTAGTAGAGATTGTCTACTTTCTTAGGGATTTATGGAATGAAGTTAACGGACTCCCACTTGACGAGGACGAGGAATGGAAGAAGATTAAAGAGGAGCGTATTTCTAGGATGCAATACGTTAATAAAGCTAAAGGAGAAGAAGAATGAGCGAGATAGACTATACTAAAGAACCCAAAACAGATAAAGCTGAATGTACTACAGTATATGCTAAAAGGAAATCACCTGGACGCCCTAAGAACGGTCCGTATGTTCCCACTACTCACGCAGGTCATAAGATATTGTTTAAACAAGCTAAGTTTCTAGATGCTGTTATAGAACTTGGAGATGTTAAGCAAGCGGCTAAGATTAGCGGTTATTCTACGATAGGAGCTAATCAGCTTCTAGCTAAAGATTGGATAAAGGAAGAAATCCAATATAGGATGGCGCTGATAGAGTCGGAGAAGATAGCTAACGCACAAGAGATTATGCAATATCTCACTAGAGTAATGAGGGGAGAGGAGAAAGACCAGTTCGGATTGGATGTTGCTATATCCGAGCGTACTAGAGCCGCTCAAGAGTTAGCTAGGAGAGTCATTGATATACCTGGAGAGAAAGAGGAAAAGGAGAAAGAAAGCACTCAAGTCCGTCTTGTTATCAGTAGACAGAAGCCTGCTGTTGTTGTAGATGGAGAGTACAAGGAGGTAGCGGTCGATGATGCAGAAGCGTAAAGTAGTTACAGACCATTACGATAGGGTATATTGGAACGCTACAGCTAATCATATAGACTTTGTAATAGATGACAGCGATATTAAGCTATATACTCTGCACCCTGAGGATGTGGAGAAAGAGGACTACGCTATTAAGTGTGCTTTCATCATTGAACCCCGTATATCTGCATTAGCTAAAGGAGCTGTCTATTATATAGAGCATAATGCAGATAAGTTCGATGTCATCTTTACACACGATGATGCTCTGCTTAAACTCCCTAACGCTCGTCTGTTCCATTGGGCAGGTGCTTTCTGTGACCCTTGTGATGTGTGTAAGACGAAGAATGTCAGTATCGTATCCTCTCCTTATGATGATTTACCACTCCATAGGGATAGATTAGCACTAGCTAGACATATGAAAGCACTCAATCTAGGGGACACTTTCGGAACATTTGATGGAGGCTCTTATGTTTCAGCTAGACACGCACACGCTCAGTATAGATTTGCTGTAGTTATAGAGAACTATATAGAAGATTGGTGGTGGACAGAGAAGATTAACAACTGTTTCCTCTGCAAGACAATCCCCATCTATATAGGCGCTCGTAAGATAGGCAAAATATTCGATGAGGAAGGTATTATAAAAGCAAATAATATTTTAGATATCCTCGATATCTTAGAGCACATGGACTTTGAAAAGGAGTACAACAAGCGAAAGAAAGCTATCGAGTATAACTATATAGTCGCACAGAAGTATATGAATGTCTTTGACAATCTGTATTTCAACAATCTAGATGTGTTTGAGAGGGATTAAGTATGGCAAAACCTATGAAAGTAAGCACATTGGACGAGAGTAAGCCTATTACTGATGTGCCTATTGTGTTGGATAATCTAGTTATTCCCAAGTTTGATGAAGCTCTTGACGATATCTTGGAACACCGCCATGTCCACTATGTATTTAGGGGCGGTCGAGGCTCTACGAAGTCCTCTTTCATAAGTATAATGATTCCTCTGCTTATAGTTATGAGACCCAGTGTTCACTGTGTTGTATTCCGTAAAGTAGGAAACACTATGAAGAACTCAGTTTGGGGCCAGATATCGTGGGGGATAGATGCTTTGGGATTGGGAGATTACTTCCATATCCCAAAGACTATCGCAAATCCCATCATATATAAGCCTACCGGACAGCAGATAATGTTCTTCGGATTGGATGACCCTAATAAGATTAAATCAGTTAAGCTCCCATTCGGATATATAGGAATCACATGGTTCGAGGAGTTGGACCAGTTCGCAGGCGAAAAGGAACTCCGTAAAGTTCTTCAGTCCACAATGCGAGGTGGCAAAGTCTTTTGGGACTTTAGGAGCTTTAACCCTCCTATATCCAATCTCAACTGGGCTAATCAGTACGCTGTAGATAGTCTTTCTAGAGAGAATACACTCGTTACCACTAATAACTATCTCGATGTCCCCACAGATTGGCTAGGACAAGCGTTCATAGACGAAGCAGAGGACTTAAAGGAAACTAATCCTAAAGCATATGAACACGAGTATCTAGGAATACCAGTAGGAACAGGTGGTAATGTCTTTGAGAATGTAGAACCACTTTATATGACAGATGAGTTCATCGAAGGCTTCGATAGAATATACAACGGCATAGACTGGGGATGGTTCCCTGACCCGTTCGCTTTCAGTAAGATGTACTATAACGCTAGTAGGAGAGACTTATATATCTATCGTGAGTTTAGAGCAAATAAGATGACTAACACAGATACATATAATAAGCTGTTCCACGAGTTGAATTATGTGAAAGAGGACGAGATTGTTACAGCAGATAGTGCTGAGCCTAAGTCTATATCCGATTTCCGTAGCTACGGCGGATATGGAGTTAGACCTGCTGAGAAAGGACCTGACTCAATCAACTACTCAATGAAGTGGCTTCAGTCCCTCAATCATATCTATATAGACCCTAACCGCTGCCCTGCGACCTTAAAAGAGTTTGTAGAGTATGAGTATGAGCGTGATAAGGATGACGAAGTTATCAGTGGATATCCAGACGAGAACAACCATAGTATAGATGCTGTGCGTTATGCTATGGAGCGTGTGTGGAAGCGTAAGGGTCAGTAATTTATATAGCATATCACGAAAGGATATGTTATACTTTAATTGGAAACCTGTAACCTTTTTATAGGAGATACAATTATGAAAATATCAGTAACTAAACAAAGCATAGATGTATCGGAAATACAGCTTTTAGTTGGCGGAACTGTCAACTCAGGCAATATCTCCGATTACACTTGCACTTTTGAGTTTGACAGTTATTGGTCTATGTTCACAACTAAGTATGTCCATTTTAAGAATGATATTTGTGATATAGACCCAATCATTATCACTAATAACTCTTGTGTAATTCCGCCAGAGGTATTAGTAGAGAATACTCGTATGCAGATAGGAGTATTCGGCACAGTAACAACAAGTGGTTCTACTAGCATATATCCAACTGTTTGGAGTAAATTACTTTATGTCAACATTGGAGCATATAAAGACGGACAGTATGAGCCATCACCAACACTGTTCAATCAGTTAGTAGCGAAAGTAGAAACAGCTATAACTAGATATCCGTATGTAGATACAGATACAAAAACATGGTTTGTATGGGATGCAAATGAAAACGAGTTTATAGATACAGAGGTATCTGCTGAAGCAAACAGTATTACTAATATTCAGCTTAACGCAGACTACACTCTTACTATAACACTTTCGGATGGAACATCTTATACAACAGCGTCTATTAGAGGAGCTACCGGAGCTACGGGTACAACATTTACTCCTAGTGTAAGTATAGAGGGTGTTATTAGTTGGACTAATGATGGCGGAAAAGAGAATCCTACTTCTCGCAACATTAAAGGCGGAAAAGGAGACCCTGGAGATAAGGGAGACCCAGGAAACGATGGAATATCTCCAACTGTAACTATTACAGCAATAACCGGCGGACACAGAGTAACAATAACGGATAAGGACGGCGCACATACAGCAGATGTGATGGACGGAATAACACAAGACTTAACTCCGTATCGTACTAGTGCCGCCCAGGATGTAATCGATAGTTCCTTACAGCCAAAAACTGACAATTTGTTGTCTACGCTCGATGAACAGAACAGGGTAGTTCAATCTATTCTTGCGGTGGATGCTAAAACACACAGCCATTCCAATAAATCAATATTAGATAAAATTGGTAGCGATGCAGGTGGTTTATACTGG